CTGCTGTGCCGCCCCGGTGCGTTCGACATGGTTCGGGATAAGAAGACCGGGCTGTGGCGTGCATGGCAACCGGGTCGTATTCCCGGCGATGAAGATATCCCTGTCGAAGAACGCAAGCCAGCACCACCGTTGATACCTCCATCGGAGATTGCCACAGAGTCCTGGGACAACAAGGCCAAGCACGAGTTCGCGAGCCTCACAATGCGAGATGGGTCGTGGGTGTATGCCTACGCTTCAAGTGGTGCTGTGAAACGCGGGGACCCGGTCAACCGTATTTGGATTGACGAAGAGATTGAGAACTCCGAGCACTACCCTGAATGGCAGAGCCGTCTGTCTGACCGCAAGGGCAGGATCTACTGGACTTCATGGCCGAACATGAAGACCCCGGCTCTGATCGCACTCTACCGTCGCTGTGTCGCACAGCGTGACGAAGTTGAGCGTGGAGTCCGCAAGAAAGCCGACGTTGTCAACTTCAAGTTCAGAGGCTCAGACTCACCCTTCGTTGACGATGAGGAAAAGCGGAAGCGTGCTGAAGGTTGGACCGAGGATCAGCTCCGTGCCCGAGACCACGGGGACTTCGTCATGGACACGATCCAGGCGTACCCCGAGTTCAACATCAAATACCACTGTGTCGACTACGGGCCGAACAACCCATTAAACGACAAGATCACCGAAGCTATGCGGAAGCTCAACTGGAACGTGCCGCATGACTGGTGCGTCGACCTGATCCTCGACCCCGGTACAACCCGTCCGGCCCTGCTCTGGGCGGCAATTCCGACCGAAGACTTGTGGGACGAAGGGGAGCCCTACCACATTATCTTCCGAGAGATGGCCATCCCCAATATCGACGCTGCGGAGATGGGACGCCGTGCCAAAGCGGCAGACCCCGGCAGACGGTACTCCCGGTTTATCGGTGACAGAAAGGCAGGGGATCAGACGCCGATGGGGTTTTCGTGGGACGTGTTTGAGCAGTATTCACGGGAGTTCCGCAAGGCGGGGTTGAAATGTCAACTGACTGGTGATATGTTTCTCAGAGGCGAGACCATTTGGGTAACACGGTCCATGAAACTCCGGTCACTAATGCGGTCCAGAAACTGCGGTAGACCGAGACTTCGGATCGTACCTCACATGTGTCCGACGTTAGTGAAACAGCTTGAGACAGTTGTCAAACAGGTTGCAAAGGAGGCAGTGCTTGACAAGTTGGCACCAGGGCAGGTCCACGACGTTCTTGACACGGCAGAATACTACGCCGGGTTCGAGCCGAAGTTCTTAGCACCTCCTCCCGGCCCAGCCATCACTGACCCAGGGCAAATGATGTTTGACAACGATCAGAGGTTCCTGAAAGGGATCTTCAAGCAGAACAAGAAACAGGATGCTAAGGGGCCGATTATCCTTGGCGTTCCATAACCCCAGACCGGAGAGCACCCCAGTGAAGCAGTCAGATCTGATTCGCCAGTTCATTATCGAAGACCAACCTGTCGTCGTCGCTATCGGCGACGTGGTGTGGTACTTCAACGAGAACCAGCTTAACACCATGCCACACGTTGCACAGGTTGTAGCGTTTGGCGAGGACAACATGGTTGACCTGACGTACAACGCCACCATCGGCAGCAGACTCGTACCGATGCAAGGTGTGTGTCTTGTTGGCGATGAACGATTGAAGAATGCCAACTACCGGAAGCGTGGCTCGTGGATTCCACGAGGTGCGTTCACATGCCTTAACTTGAAGTAGGTCCGCGATGCAGCCAACGGCAGAGAACATCCAGCAATACCTGCTCGGACCCATTGTCAGTCAGTGGTACGCCCGCTTCACTTCTGCACAGAAGGAGAAGGAGCGGTTCTCTGTCATGGCGAAACTCTGCCGTCAGTTCCTTGGGTCGTCTGCCAAGGCCATGTGGGAGGATGCGTTTAGGAAGGAATTTTACCCGGCGGTTGCACAGCCTCAGTTCATGGTCTCGCTCAACAAAGCGTTTGAGCTTGTAGCCATCATCGGCCCGTCGCTTTACTGGCAGTCGCCCACCCGCGAAGTCAAGAGTACTGACATCCCTGACCAGACTCAACTGGCCCAACTGTTCGGTATTACCGATCGGGACATGTTAGAGCAGATTCAGCAGATGCAGGGGCAAAAAACTACCGAGCGGGAAATGCGAAATTCTCTGGCATCTTTGGTGCTGGAGTACATAGGGAGGGAGCATCCAGGTGGTACAAAGATTGACAATGAACTCATCATCCAGGATGCACTTGTCACTGGCCGGGGTTGCGGTTGGACTGAGACGTACACTAACCGATCAACAGGTGAGCCGATGGTCGGCACCTTCTACGATCCAGTTGACAACCTCCTCATCGACCCCGATGCAAAAGACCCCGCTCTGCGAGATGTTAAGTGGATGGCTCGCAAGCATGTCGAACCTGTCTGGGTTGTCGAACGCCGCTTCGGGTATCCTCCGGGGTATCTTCAGGGTCGTGGCACGCATGTGTCCTCTGAGTATGCTTCACGTATGGAGGTTGAAGTCAACCGTGGCAACACGATGTATCAGGATCAGATCGAGTGGTACGAGGTCTGGAGTTGTGGCGGTATTGGTGCCCGCGTAACAGGCATCAACGCAACGATGGGTCAAGCGTTAGACCAGTTGACTGGGGACTACTGCTACCTCTGCGTGACTCGCAACCTGATGCACCCGCTCAACCTGCCACCAGCTTTGGTAACGCAAGGCAACGCCGATCAGATCCGTGAAGCCTTGAAGTGGCGAACAAGCCGCTACGGCTCTGTATTCGAACTGTGGCGTGACCGCAAGTGGCCGGTCCAACTGCTGGACTTCTACCCAGTCGTCGGCTCTTGCTGGCCGATGGCTGTGCTCGGTCCCGGCATCGGCTCGTTGCTCGCGATGAACATTCTGCTTGTGTCTCACCTGACAATGAGTTGGGATAGACGGCGAGACATCATCGCCGTCAACGGGGCATACGCTGAAGAAGTTGAGGCAGCGATCAAGGGCGAGAACAACCCGGCGGTTATTAAGATCAACGCTGCCTCGCAGATGAGTATCACCGACGTCGTGGCGTTTGTACAACGTCCCGAGGTTCAAGGTAATCTGCTGGAGTGGATTCAGTACCTCGACAACCAGTTCCAGATGGCCACAGGGCTTGACGACATTCACTACGGTGTCAGTCAGAAGCAAGCCCGCGTCAGTGCCGACGTCAATGCCAAGCAAGCAGCAGCGAACGTGCGGCCTGAGAAGATGGCAACCGACGTCCACCAGTTCGTGGTCAACGCCTCGACCAAAGAGTTGTGGCTGGCAGCACAGTACATCAAGGGCCAACAGCTTCGCACCCTGATCGGTGATTGGGGTGCAATGGCGTGGGACACCCTGCTCGGCTCGATGGACATTGACACCCTGTTCCACGAGATGGAAGTATGGATCGAAGCGACAGACCTTCGTCGGCCAAACCGTGACAAGGACATGGCAGACCTTGAGCGTATCGCACCATTCTACCTGCCGGGGGTCATGAAGTACTGCGAATTGACTGGCGATGAGAAGCCGCTCAATGCGTTCCTCCATAAGTTCGCTGCGGCGATGCAGATGAAGAACCCAGAGGATCTGTACATGGGACCGTGGCATCCAATGCCGGACCCAGCAATGCAGCAGATGCAGGCCGAAGCACAGCAGGCAGAACTTGCTAAGACTGCGGCACTCACCGAGGAAACTAAGGCAAAGACTGTTGCACGTTTGGTCGATGCACAGTACAAACAGCAGGGGGCGAATGCTCCGGCTATGCAGAAGATGAAGTGGTTGGAGATGTTCAACCAGCAGAAGGTTCGTATGCAGGAGGAGGCTCACCTGCAACAGATGATTCACCTGCAGGAGCAGCAGGACATTCAGGCGGCTAACGCCAAGAAAGCGAGTAAGTAATGTTGAAACTGACTCTCACGACTGACCGGTCAGGCCCTGCTCTGGAGGCACACCTGTCCTTGATCGCACAGACGCTTGGCATCGAAGTCGAAGCTGTTGGACTCGACGGGTATGTTGCCGCGAAGGTAAGTCCTCAGACCACGACCATCGCAGTGCCCGTACCTGTTGTCGAAGTACCGACACCGGTCTTCACCCCACCTGCCCCCGTGTTCACAACCCCAGAACCAGCAGAGCAAACCAATGGCTAATCGTTTCAAGACCATGCGTGAGAACCTTGAGTACGACGCTGTCGAACAGGCTGGCCCGGCTGCTGTTGCTGCTTTTGACGCCATGCTCGCAAGAGGCGAGTCAGTGTCAATGGCGGCTCAGCTTGCCACCCGCCGACCACCCAGCGGCGGCTTGAACGACCGAGTCATTCAGAGTAACACACCGAGTGTTACAGAGCAGTTCAAAGGTTGCCCTGCAATGCTTGAACTATACCGCAAGAACTACCGAGCACACACCGGCGAGAACCTCCCAGAGGACGCGGTTGTGTACCGGGGCCTGGCGAAATTTCCCGGTGACCCCGGTTGTATTGTCACCCACAAGCAAAGCCTCTCTGAAGTGAAGAAGATCATGAAAGAGCGGAATGAGCACATTGAGGGTGAATGGGAGAACCATCCAGTTTCGGAAGCACCGAAGCCCCAAGTGGTTCGAATGAATGAGAACGTCATGGCTCGATACCTGTCTGAGTACCGACAGGAAGAAGAGTTCGCAAACCTTGA